GTCCGCTGCAGGAGCACCATCTCACCCTTGGGCCAATCGTCGAGAGCCAACCGCCACGACTGCACGATCAATGCGGTGCTGGTCGCCTGCTCGACCTCCCGTCGCGCGGCTCGAATGAGTGCGGATATGAGCTCATCCTCGCTGTCATGAGCGACGCGCATATGGTTTTTGGCCTCGACCAGCGAGACCGGTTCGACCGAAGAGTCGACCGTTCGAAACAGCGCCATAAACGCCTCTCTTCAAGTTTTGATTCAAGAAAAAAGCCCCGGTTTGCCGGGGCTTTCGTTTGCTCGTCCAATGAGAGCTTGAGCCGCAGCTAGTTTGCCGCAAACTTCAGAAGTTTGATTGCTTCGAAGTTCTGGACCCCGCCACCGACGCGCTTGGTGGTGTAGAACAGCACATAGGGCTTTGCGGAATAAGGATCACGCAGTACGCGCACGCCTGTGCGGTCCACCACAAGATACCCACGGCCGAAGTCGCCGAAAGCAATGGGCGTCGAGCCGGCCACAATATCGGGCATGTCCTCCGCTTCCACCACGGGGAAGCCCATCAGCATGGCCCGGCTGCCGGGCGCGGCCGGCGGCTGCCATAGATAGTTGCCGTCAGCGTCCTTGATCTTGCGCAGGGCAGCCTGGGTCTTGCGGTTCATCACCCAATTGGCGTTCTGGCGATAGCCAGCCTTGAGTGTGTAGACCGTGTCGACCAGCACATCCGCCGGATTCTCGGCCGGCAGTGCGCCGTCGGCACCCGCAGCCACATAGCCGATGCTCCCCCAGCTCCAAGCCGAATCCGCCACCTGTGGATAGGCCAGGAACCCGTGCGGCTTGTTCACGCCGTCGCCCCTTATGAAGGCAAGCCCCTCCTGCTCGGCAAAGGCCGTCTCGATCTCGCCCGCGAGCCAGGCATCGAGATCGACCACACTGTCCTCCAGGAGCGCCGCCGTTGCGGCGGGCATGGCGTAGAGCTCGGCAGTCGGGAAGGAAAGCTCGTCCAGCTGGCTCGATGCCGTCTCAGGCCTCGGTGTGCTTTCGCCAACCCAGCCCGTCGCCGGTCCGTTCACTGCAAAGGGCTTCTTCAACACTGCCGTGGAAACCTGCCGTATTGAAGCGATCGAGCGGATCGGGGAAATATTCGCCAGCCTTTTGGCGATTTCAGCCTCGGTCTCCTCGGGAACAAGATAACCTCCGTCTTGTCCCGAGCCGTAGGACATCGCCTTTTCTTCGAGCGCCCTCAGCAGGCGGTCGTCACCGCTGCGGACATAGCTCTCGAAAGCCTGCTTGTGCTCGATCTGCGCGACTGAGATTGAACCCTCACGTCCAAGCAGTGGCCTTGCCTTCTTCAGCACAAGGCGGTCGATTAGCCGCTTCTGCTCGTCGAGGGCAGCGGAGATGCGCTCCACCTTATCCGTGGTAAGTGGGTCCGGAGCCGAGCGCTTTTCGATCTCCTTCAGCCGCTGGTCATTGGTTTCCTTGAAGTGTTCGAAAGAGTTCATGAACTCCTCGAATGCGCCGGCAAGGTCCGCGCCGCCCGCGGCTGACTTGACTTCCAGCGGGCTTGCATTGGTCGTTGCTGTCATCGTTCAATCCTGTTGTTGAAGCAGTTTCGTCGCCCGGCGAATGGTGTTCACCAGGCCCTCTGGCGTTTCCGGCGCGGCATCCCGACTGCGCAGGAGGTAAGCGAAGCCGCGTGAGATCACCGTCTTTGCTTCGCTGCGCGTCAGCTTCGCATCCCGCGTCAGCCAACGCTCGAATTCCCTTGGGCTCGGGAGATCGCCACGCGATTTCACCTTCTCCACGCGCGCATCCGGCAGCATGGGAAATGTGACTACGGAGATCTCCCAGAGATCGGCTTTCTTGATATGGCGGACGCCGGTGCGCGGATCGCTCGTCGCCCGGACTGTGCGGAACCCGATGGACAGCCCGTCCAGTGCTCCGTTCCGCATTAATTCCAGCACCTCCCGTGCCCGGCCCACGCCCGTGGCGAGTTTGCCGCGCACGAACAACCCTCGCTCGTCTTCCCGGACTTCCTTCCAGGCGCCGATCGGCTGGTTCGGATCGTGTTGGAAGAGCATGCGAATCCCGCCTGCTCCTCGGTTCTGGATCGAATCCGCAAAGGCGCCACGTTCGACCATGTCACGACCGAGATCGACCCGGCCGAAGAGACTTGCATAGCCCGAGAAGGTGCCGTCATCCTCTATTGCCTCCACATCGAGGCTCGAATATTTCCGCTCGTTCGGTCCGGCGGCGATCTTGTACTGCATCCTTCAACCTTCCGTTGCCTGCCCGCTTCGCGCGGCCGTCGTGAGGAGGCGCGTAACCAGGCCGATCGCGCTCCACGCACAGAGGCTCGCCGCCGCCGAGCCCATCATCACGAGTTCGCTCGGGGCCAGACGGCCGGCGATGCCAAGCTCGGTTGCGATCTTCAATCCGGCCGTCCCGCCGAACACAAAGCCGCAGGCGACGCCCACGGCGAAACGGATTGCCGCCTCGCGCCGCCCGGAGGGCAGCAGATAGGCGATCGAGATCGCCGAACCGACGATCGCGCCCGCCGCTTTCGCGGCCCACAAAAGGGCCGCTTCGCTCAGTCCGGTCATTTGTTGATCCTTCCAGTTCGTCACATTGGAGGCCCCGCCATCGCTCGTTTCTCCTGGCGTCTTATTCGCGCTCTTGATTTTCATGTCCGGGAATGAAGTCCGTTATCTTCGATCATATGAGCCGTACCCCACCGCCTCGCGCTTCTCGTCATCGGTGAGGAAGCTTGCCTCGCTCACCCGTTTCCAAAGCGCATCTCGTTCCGCCGAAAGGCCCTCAATCTGGTCCGGGTCGAACCACAGCCGCAGACCGCCGCCGAAGAGCGGAGCCAGGAAGCCGCCCAATTCCTTGGCGGTGCGCCCTACAAGCGGGAGGACCGTCAGCCGGTAGAAGGCCCGGTTTGCTTCTTGGTAATTGGAATAGGTGTTGTCGCCGGGTATCCCGAGCAGCATCGGCGGTACACCCAGCGCCAGGGCGATATCGCGCGCGGCACCATTCTTGGCCTCCTGGAAATCCATGTCTCGAGGGCTGAGGCTCATCGCCTTCCAATCGAGCCCGCCTTCCAGAAGAAGCGGCCGTCCGGCCCTCGTCGCGCCAGAATAGCCTTGCTCCAGTTCCGTCTTGAGCCGGTCGAACTGCTCGTCCGTCAGGTTGCCACCCTCCTTTGGAGCATAGACGAGCGCTCCCGAAGGGCGAGCCGAGTTGTCCAATAGCGCCTTGTTCCAGCGCGCCGCCGCGTTGTGGATGTCGAGTGCCATCAGTGCAGCCGACAAAGGCGCAAAACCGTAATGGTCGTCGAGTGGATGAAAAAGTGTCAGATGCAGCCCGTTTCCGCCTTCCTCCAGCGGGACCCGGCGCTTCACGCCGCCGACGCGGTGCTCCAAAGCCATCGGCCAGCCATTTCCGTCGGCAATCACGGTCACGCGGTCCGGCCGGAGCAGATGCATCTCGCGGGCCCCGGTGCCGGTCTCCACAAGCTCGATGTAAGCATTTCCGGATAGAAGGAGGTGCCCGTAGAGCATCTCAAGGAAACTTGGCCCCGCCTGGCGGTGGTTGGGCCGTGCGAGCAGTTCGAGCATCGGGTGGTCGGAGAGTTCCGCTTCCTCTTCATAAAGAAGCCATGGGATCGTGGCTGCTGCTTCCGCGATCATCCGCACCGCGCGATGCGCGATCGGATTGCGCATGAACCCCTCGCGAGCGAGAGAGACATAGTCCCGCCGCGTCCAGAGCGGCTCTCCCTGCGCATGCAGCGCCAGGAAACCATATCCGCTCGCTCCTTTCCGTTCGAAGAGCGCGCTTTCTCGTCCCGGACGCGATGCCCAGGGCCAATTCCATGCCATTTGCTATCCCTGCTGTTAGAGGAAGTCGCGGATCCGCGGCTCGCCGGCGCGGCCGAGCATCAATTCGGTGATCGCCCAGACCAGCGCATCCACCCGGTCCGGCGAGCGGCCGCCGGAAAGTCCGTCCGGACCGAAATCACACATTTCGTCTTCCAGTTCGGGGAAACGCTGCGTATGGCGCACCCTGCCCTGCGCATAGAGGGCAGCGACCGGCTCTGCGCGCAACCATTTGCCACGGCTTGCCCGCACCGGCTTCACAGGTACCGTGTCGTCGATCGCGCCCAGAACGCTTCCCACCATATCGCCGCCTTGGTTCACCTCGGCCACGATCGTATCCGCCTCGAAGCGGCGATAGAGCGCTATTGCCCGGCGAGCCCATTCCTGCGGTTTTGCCGCCCGGACCGTGCCATCGTGAAGCACCCATCCGTTTCCATTCTCGTCGAGCGCTGCCACTACCATGCCGCAGGCGTCCGACGTCCGCCGACTGGTTGCGGGCGGATCGATCGCCACCACGATCCGCTTCATCGTGCGGCCTTCCGTGGAGCCTCGCATCGCCTCGAGATCGGCCCGGCTCCAGAGCGCGTCCTCACGATCTTCGATCAGCTCACCGTCGAGTTCCTGCCGGCCCAGCTTGGTTCCAGCGTAACTGCGCTCCACGGCGCGGATG